ACACCATTAACTATGTTATCCCAACTAGTCTCTGGACTGTATATTGCTCTAGGAAAAGAAGTACGAGCAAACGTATCATAACTAGAATTAGCTATAAAAGATATTGATCCATTAAAAGTTTTTATAGTAGTTTCTTGATCACCATTCTTGGTGTTTTGGCTTAACCATAGACGATTAACTATCATTGCCTGATGTAGTCTTACGTATGGTGTAGAAAACTTGACTACATTCATTCTTGGACCAGTTATTGACAATTTGCTAATAGCCATGTCAGCTTTGCCAGATACTATTTGATCTATAACACCTGCAAACGAAGTAGCGTCCCTGTTAAACACAACAGGGACGCCAAGAATCTTAGCTACTTTTTTAGCAATATCAACATCTAAGCCAGTCATATTATTGATAGTCCCGCCATAAAATGGTGGTGTATCAAAAGCAGTCATGGCTACTATAAGCTTATCTCTCTGTTTTATTTCTGCTATATCTGGTGGATACACAGTTTGTGCATGCGCTTTAAAGCAGAATAAAAAGAGTATAAGAAACAAAAAAGCTTTCATCTCTCTGTATACCCTTGTTGTTTAGGGTATTTATTAACAGAGAGATGAAAGTTTTTTAGTACTCAGAAATATGATAATTAATCATAATGTTAGTATCATTTGGATACTTAGCTAGAATTTCTTTACGCAAGTCACTCTTAGCTTGTTCTACTTCACGACTAGTAGACTTTGATGCATACACACTTGTCTTTAACTGTGGGTAAGTAGTCTTTTTATAAGGGATAGCTGTGACTTCAAACTTTTTAAGATTCTTTGAGTTCTTACGAAGCTGCGTGAAGTAACCGTATGGCTTATTGTTCCAGATGTCTTCTAGTTCTTCTCTAGATAGTTTGAGCATGTAAGTTTTCCTTATACATTAATGACGTGTTTACAGCTACGACGAAAAGAGAAGCCCGCACAGGTACACGTCTTCTTAGCACCGTCAATAGTCACGGTGTATGAAGCACCCTTCGAGCCTGGGACTCGAATGACTCGAGGAGAGTCAGCTAACTTCTGCTTAAACTCTACGCTCTTATCGTCAATCTTCACGACGTGATGCTTGGGGAATATACGCATCTTTGCTGGCAGTTCGGGCGCCGAGATGCAGACTGAGTCCCGTTCTACCCAGGAGGGTAGTGGGAGAGGGTCACCATAGAACACGTCGAACTCATCTATGTGAAACTGATAGATGTGTCGCTTGTCGTACATCGGGTTACGCACTACGTAACGCATCATAACACCAACAACAAGTATATCGTCATGAAAATGATAGCTAAGATCACAGCGTCGACTATGATCTTAACGACTTTCTTGCTAGAAGTCGTAGGCATGCTTGATGCACTCCATCTCAGCCAGCTGTCGGTCCTGCCGATCCAGGTAGTCGTTGTACTCCGTCACGATCTCAGCGACTTCGGCGTTGGTCAGACGGCGACCAGCAACGGTCTCGGCCCAACGGCGTTCCAGGTTAGAGATTTGGTAGGTACCCATGGGTTGTCCTCACGATTGGTTATATCTATCTTATACCCCATCTCGAAAAATATGTCAACCACCTTATGCGTCAATGGGTTACGTCAGAAGTGGCCAGAAACCACCCTAGGCTTTGCTGGTCATAGGGAAACCCAGCGATCGTGGCTTAGGCTGCCCAGAAGCCCCGTCTCGGCCTAACCCATTGATATGATTGAGTCTGGTCAGAAGCCCAACCCATTGATATGATTCAGTTTGTACGTTAAATCAGCCACGGGACGAAAAAAGTTTGACCACCATCAAAAAAATTTTGTGTTTGGAATCAATGGGTTAGGCCGACTAATACCCTAACCCATTGATATGATTGAGTTGACATTTTTATGATAGTGAGATATATATATCTTACGATGAATGACTGAGGAGTCTGATGCGAGTCAGCGTACACAAACCACCCCCGTGGCTAGACCGAGCTGAGCTCGTGGCAGCGGCGAAGTTCTACGCTTCGGTGCTTATATCGTCGCGGTTGGCTAAAAACATCGAGGTCAAGATCTGTTTCGAGAAAACGAGCCTGGACGGTTCGTGTGCTGCGGAAGAGTTCGATAGACCACGTGAGTTCACGATCTATCTGAACGTGAAACATAAGACGCGTAAGACACTCATCTCTCTCGCTCACGAGATGGTTCACGTCAAGCAGTACGCCACGGGCGAGCTCCGTGACTACGTACGCTCGACGTCACTGAACCGTTGGCGTGGCGAGATGATCGACGAGGAGAAGATCAGTTACTGGGATCGACCCTGGGAGGTCGAGGCGTTCGGACGCGAGTTCGGTCTCTACGCCAGGTTCAAGGAGAGCACACATGAAAAGAAAGCCCGTAAGACGTAACCCCGTGGCCAGGGCTCTCGCTCAGGGACAGTTTCGTAAGAAGACTGTTAAGAGCAAGAAGCTCTACACACGAAAAGGAGTCAAGGTGACGAAAGAACCCTTGACTTTTTTTCTGGGTATGATATAATGGCTTTCATAACGTATGGAGACTGAGATGCCGCGTGGAGTTTACGAGCGCAAGCCGCGTCAGCCCAAGGCGACTAAGGAAGTGACTAAGACCGTTAAAGTTAAAAAGGATAAGGTGACTAAGCCTGAGAAGGTGAAGAAGATTAAGGAGCCCAGAGTCAAGAAGGAAAAGCTTCCGAAGATCAAGCCTGAAGTAGTCACCATCGAGCCGGCAAAGCGTAGCTGGCTACAGCCGTTGCCGCTCCCTAAGGAGATCGAGATCGTATCTGTCAGCGACATTGACCCAGAGCTGCGTGCCGAGGTCTCCGTCTTCCATGAAGACGGAGTTGCTCAGTTTGCGCGTATGATGTATAAGAATTACGGCATCAAGAAATTTACTCAGGCCACGTTTAAGAACAGCAAGTACTACTTCTTTTACGAAGAGCCCATGTTGGCTGGTCGTTTTAATCGAAAGAAGTGAGATGAGTCGAGACCACTCGTATTACATGAACACCCTCGAGAAGCTAGCCATTGCTTCCGAGGGTGCGGCTAACGCTAAGTTGGCTGCGTGTATCGTTGCTAAGAACCAAGTAGTAAGTTTTGGTTTCAATAGACTCAAGTCACATCCATTTCAAAAGAAGTTTGGGCGTAATGCTGACTCTATTTTTCTTCACGCCGAGACTGACGCTATTCGTAATGCATTAAAGTGTGTAGACGTCGAAGACCTTAAGAAGTCCACGATGTACGTCTGTAGAGTCAAGAAGATCAATAAAAAGTTTTGTTGGGGTCTCGCCAAGCCGTGCGAGGGTTGTACCAGGGCCATAGCGACCTTCAACATACGAAACGTCATCTACACGGATGATGATGGATTGAAGTCACTATAAACGGTTGACATCTATCTAGATTAGTATATAATATGACTATCGACAACCATACAAAGAGGTTACATGACTCGCACTGATGCATACGTTACCACTATCTATCCTGACACCGACGGTGATAACGAACTTCGTATCATTCGTAACACGGTCTCACGAGTCAACAAACGGCTCAAGCTAGAGGGTAGTAGCAAGCGTTTTCGAGTTAATGTTCGTGGTCGACTCGGGGAACATAACCCATACGCGCGTCACTACAAGCGTTGTGGTAAGCATTGGCGTCCTTCTTCTATCGATATTCGTCTTGAGCATGCGGCTCACTTTGACATTTACATTCATCGGCGTTACATGTACTAGGAGAAGCTAAATGTACACTCGACGAGATTATCTCTATAAGAGGTGTGATCATGATCAGTACTATTCTCAGTTTGTGACTGACTCAATCCTAGCTCTCGTCGAGCGTCGCATCGGTCTAGATAATATCCTAGACTCGACTGATGAGTGGTTCAATGATATTCAACTAGCTCGTTGGGATGAGCTATCTTTCTATATCAAGTCACTAGTCGATCCACAGATCATCATCCAGACTCAAGAGGGTTGGTCTATGTCTACTGGTGTGTGTATAGGTAAACAAGCTGCTAAGATGATTCGAGAGAGACATTCATAATACTAAAAGGAGCCAAACGGCTCCTTTTTTTATGTCATTTCTAGTGTATGAATAACACCTCTGAGTCTTAAATCTGTTTTAACGTGTGTCGGATTAAAAAATTTATTCAAAGAAAGTATAGCATCTTCAGGGTTACACGTCCCACATACAAAAATATCAAGTGCGATGAAACCTTCTTCTACCCAATGATGCCATGTACAATGAGATTCAGCCAAAATAACTGCGCCACTAGAACCACCATTATTAAATTCATGAGCATGAGAAAATAATACTGTAGCTCCTATATCAGTACAGACTTGCTCCAGTCTAGTTCTTATAGACTCTGTAGTGTGCACATTTAGGCATCCATATAAGTCAATTAATAGATGTCTACCGGCATAAGTCATATCATTTTCTTGAATGAATCCAACCATCACATTTAACTTCCCCTAATAACACTCACTTATAAGTAAAGGCGCCGAAGCGCCTATTGGTGTTATTTATATATTTGGAATCCAGCGCCTGTTCTGTGGTAAACCATTCTTCCTAGCAATTCTCTTATTGTCCGGAACTAAAGAGTGTATTGTGCTCTAGTGTAGTTTATGATTCCAAAAAATATCAGGATGGTTGGATTCGAACCAACAATTTCCAGTTCCCAAAACTGGCGGAATAGCCAGATTATCCTACACCCTGTTAGATTTAAGCTCTTCTATTCTTTTAGTCAAGTAGTTCTTTACATTTACTATCTCTTCGTCATATTGATCGAGCGGTAGCATATCAATAACATTTAAGATTTCATGCTCAAATGCAGACTTTTTGAGCATACGAATAGAATAACTCTCACTCATTTAACTACACCAACTAGCTTTTTTACCGCCGTCATATGGTCTAGCATGACCGGTTTTTAGTAGCATATCTTTTAGACTCTTACCATCTAGGTATAAGTCACCCAGTACACGCCCACCATATTTATCCCAACCAACTAACTTCACCTGATGTCTAGTAGCAGAAGCTACTACTCTTTGTGTAAACCTAGTAGCTGCTAAAGCCAGTTCAGCTTCTTTTTGACACTTAGCTAAACTACCTTTTTCGGGTGTATCAACTTCAATGATTCTAAGCTTTAAGACTTGTTTTAGTTCAATTGGTAGAAATGGTGCATCTATTTCTACCGTGTCTCCATCTAAGACTCGAATGACTCTATAATCATAGAGAGATTGTGCTTGAGATACTACTGGAAAAAGTAGTAAAAATGCTAGTAATAGTTTATGCATAATATACCCTTAATGATGTGGCGGAGGGCAGGTATACTCGAAATCCAAACCTATCTCTAGGTTCCAGCCGCTTTCAAGGCGGTGACGGCACGCCTGTCCGTTTTACCCTCCAAAAATATTTATACCATAATACTTGGATTCTGTCAATAAAAAACCCACCGGTTAGGGTGGGTTTCTCAATATAAAGCTCTATTATTAGAACTTATAAGCAGCACCCACGGTGAATAGATTAGTACTACGATTATGTGGTGTACGAGAGTTGAAAGCTTCAATGTATCGGTAACGAGCATCTAGATCAACTCGTTCTGAGACTGCGACTCGCATACCAGCACCAACATTCCATTGAGGAACACCAATACCCTTACGTACTGAGCCTAGAGAATCAAAACCATAACCCATACCAACTAGTACATATGGTGTGAGTGTTGTATTCGGAATACGATACTGACCGATAGCGTTACCCATCAGTCGAGTGCCACCACCGACACCGGTCTTCCAAGCCTGGTCTAGAGTGACTTCACCGCGTAGGAAACGGTTCACCTGATAACCACCATTGACGCCAACAGTGACTCGATCGCGATCTAGAGTACTAGAACCGATATAACCACCGAGGTATAGACCAGGTTGATCTACATTTGTAGAAATTACTGGCTTTGTCTGAGCCATTGCAGCAGTAGTCATGCTAAGTAGTGCAGCCATAGTAAGTAGAAACTTATTCATATATTCATTCCTTATTTGCAAATATTGGAGCTGGGTACGAGACTCGAACTCGTATCTATAGGGTGGAAACCTAGCATAATAGCCTTTATACTAACCCAGCATGTTTAATCATAGATACCAGACTCTAGAACGATCTTAGCAATATGTTCAAGACGTTCAATGTGTTCGTAGGCACGCCACGGTGTTTTATCAACTGATACAACTCCATGCCCTTCAATACCAACAATATTATACTTAGTAGTACCGTCTGGTTGTAGCTCTAGATGTTTAGCAACTGCTTCACCTAGATCCCATGATACAGGTGGTGTATTCCTAATAGTTGGTGCCACCATCGTGTATCGTGAAATTTCTGGAAATTCTTCCCTTAGTTCATGAAGAAATACTGTAGCTCGCATAGCAGCAACAGTGTAAGTTGAATGCACATGCATGACTACTCGAGTATCCCAGTCTTCAGGTAGAGTCTGTTGAAGAAGAAAGTGTAGCGGGAACTCACCACTTGGTCGAAGATTAGAAGAGATGTTCGTGTAAGGTAGTTCTACCGGTGTACGATTCTCACCGAGATTGACAGACAGCTTCTTGAACTGATCAGGGTTAAGCGTGTGTTTACGCACATCGGTAGGAGAAATGTAGAAGAATGGCTGTTCACGGTAACGCAGTGAAACGTTACCGTCACGTGACGTCATCAGTCCACGCTCATAAGCTTCTACCATTAAGTCACAGCAAGTTTCTAGCATAGTATAAATCCTCAAGAATAAGTGATATATCGCTGTAGTTCATACATAGCAACTGCGGCGGCAGACGAAACATTTAGTGAACGAATGACACCACGTTGTGGGATATGGAAGCATTGATATTTATCTGCGATACAAGACGGAACGCCGTTCTGTTCGTTACCCAGTACCAAGCAAGGTGTAGCAAATGGATCAGTATCAGAGAGCCACTGATTCATTTCTTTGATATCGAAAGAATCATCAGTCTTTTCAATAACGACTGGTGTGATATCATGTTTCAACACCATGTCATCAAACGCTTGACAAATGGCGTTTGAATCTGTAATGTCGTCAAAGTCATGCTTAACAATATCGATGTAGTGATGGGCTCCAACAGTCGACCTTAGATCATATCGGCGCCGACCAAAAATAAATACTCGGTTAGCACCAAAAATGTGAGCTGATCGAATGCAGTTACCGATATTTAGATCATGCTCTAGGTTCATCAGACACACATCATAACGAAGTCGAGATTCTCTAGAGACAGCTTTTAGCTCTGAGACTTCTAAATGCTTGTATTCATCATGTACGTTGTAACACATGTTATCCATCTTACAAGTTAAGGATATGGGATATACTCACCGAATAACAGAAAGTATTGTCTTATGCTATATCCCCATATAATATAACAGCATCCGATTTACTAATCATCTTAATAGAACCGGAACTATTTAAGATGATATTGGTGGGAGATCAGGGTATCGAACCCTGTCAACACAAAGGCCATGGTTTTACAGACCAGTCGGCGTCCTTAGCCGAATACTCTCCCAAGATTGGCATGGGTGCTAGGATTTGAACCCAGACAAACGGATTTGGAGGCCGTTATGCTACCGTTACATCACACCCATAAGATCAGTATTGTGGCAGGTGAGGTATCTCTTCTTGACTCGCAAGAGCTGAAGTGCCCATTCTCCTTTTATAGACTGATCAGATCTACTCTACCATGTATCGCCTGCAGACCGAGCTAGGTAGACTTTACTTACCACAAACTTGGTATCACGGACGAGAGTCGAACTCGCATTATCCAGAATGAAAGTCTGGTTTCCTAGCCAATTAGAAGACCGTGACAAGATATTGATAGTCCTGGACAAACTCGAACCGCCAACCCTCAGATTCGTAATCTGGTGCTCAATCCAATTGAGCTACAGGACTAATAGTCTTACTTATTATTTTCATCGTATCTTTCTTTGATGAGCCTAATCAATTCAGGATCACGATACACAAAATCGTCAGGAAGATTGAGTTGAATAATCGTTACAGAATCAGGACTCAAACCGCAATCAGATAGACGTTGAAGAACAATATCTGTATGATCTTGTTCCATTGTAACAATTTCATCTGCCCAGTGAAGATGTACAATATCTAGTGGAATCAGTGCATATTCTCGTGAAATACCAACCGCTCGCGTATTGAAGTTATATGGTTCTTGAGATAGAACTACAGCTGCAGTTGGAGATCGCAGTAGACCAGCAGAACAAACACACAGTACCCTTTTGATTTGTCCTTGAAAAGGACTTGCTGCGTTTCCAATTCTATTCATTGTACCCATGTTATTTCCTTATTATGTATGATCTTATATATCATAGATCTATAAGATAGTCAATAACATTTTGGTGCTCCCATTCGGAATCGAACCAAATTATCCGGAGTACAAATCCGGCGCATCACCTTTTATGCTTTAGGAGCAGAGTGGCTCCTGGTGTTGGAATCGAACCAACCTGATGAACAGATTAACAGTCTGCTGACACACCTTGTGTCCGACCAGGATTATTATAATTGTGTGGCGTTAGAGGAGGGATTTGAACCCTCTGTCTCCGCCCATTGAGCGGAAGGCTTCATCCATCAGCCCAAGGAACGACTTCCTTGAGACAGCCCGTCGACTGTCTTTGCTCTCGCCATAGATTGCAAGACTAGCCGTATCGCACGGCAATAACTCTTAGTATACTAAGAGTTCGCATTCTACGCTCGTCTTTAGTGGAGGATCACCAGAGAATCGAACTCTGCAAAGACACGGATTAAAAGCCCGCCGCACACACCAGTGAGTGCATGTGATCCATAAATTAGTTAAAGAATATCTACGAGACGACCGGTATCATGTTCGACACAACGAACACGCTTACCATTAAAGCGACTGTGTACTGACTTCATGGCGTTCAAAACCTCAAACATACTAGAACGACCAAGTAGCTCACACGTGTTCCACTCGCCGTTGTAGTCCTGGTACTGAATTGCCGCGTTCTCTACGATATTATCGCTCACGTTTATCTCCATCATTTAGTTTGTAAGTTACTTATACCACAATTTTGGTAATATGTCAACCAAAATTTTAAGGTTCTAGTCCCATGTTTAAAAGTTCTTGAACGTAAGAGAGTGCTGCGATCTTAGCACCCTCGAGTGAGTAGTACATACCCTTAGCTACTACAGGTTTATTGTTCCATCTGATGTAATAGATAGAGTGATCCGGTCGATACACTATACAGACGTCAGTAGTCACCAAGTTTAAGACACCCGGTTCTATCAACATCCACTCTTCCGGATTGTTGTCTTCAAACTTAGCTCTATCTAGTTCCATCTGGTTTCCTAGCTAAAAGTTACCATTCCCCATTCCACAATCATAGACCCACATACCATTATCGATCCACATCTCGCAGAGACGCTTGCGATCTTCAAACACTGCTTCTGGGTTGAGACCATCTTTACGCATCTCGTGCAGAAGTTCTAGCTTAACATCAGTATCTGGTCGTCGGTCACCTTCTCTACGCATGTATAGATGCATGTTATCCTTGAAGTAAGGATAGACAAATTCGTAGATCCAGTCGATCGTCATCCTACGATATTTATCACTGCGACCAGTACAAAAGATCACCGTGTGCCCAGCCTCGATCAGAGACCTAATGATGAAGATGCTTGGAAGGATCGGCTTATCGCGATCCATCTTAGAAAAGAAAGCATCCCAGTCAACCGGTTTCTGTTCGAGATGATGGAGTCGATGGTTGATGTCAGCTACCGTTCCATCGATGTCAAAAATGAAGTCCATTAGATACCCACCGTAAATACCAGAACAATAACGAACACACCGACGATGAAAAGGTCAGTGAAGAGAGCCGCGGCACGCTTGTGTCCGATAGCAAGCATCTTAGTCTCCTTTAACTATACTGGCGACGAGTGGAGTCGGTATCGTTGAACGAATGTTTATCACCTGCATCATCGTAACGAATACCGGGCTGATGGCCCGTTGGAACTTCGTTCGAAGTCAGATACCTATACCCACGATAGTTGCCAGTAGCATGAAGCACATACTCCAGAGTTGCGATCATACCTTCACGATACTCAGGCTTGTCCCAGCTGACGGACAGGGTATTGTTTACGAGCTCAGTGAGCTCACTGACGCTGAAGGTCTTGCGACCCATGACAGTCTCCTGCAGAGGCCCCATGCCTCATTCATAGTCAGATCCTATACCATCCGGAAAAATATGTCAACCACCCATTTTGTGAGCGACCAAAAAATTTTAAGAGGAGCTTTAAGACGCAAACCTAATCATATCAATGGGTTAGGACCCAAAGCATTCCTAATCATATCAATGGGTTAGCTAAAGACGAGGGTTCTCGTCGACCTAAGAGACCTAAGATGGGTATCCCATCCATGAGTGGGGCTTAGGTGGACCAGAATCCCTCTGGAGACCTAACCCATTGATATGATTTACATAAATTTTTTTTCAAAAAAATTCTGGAAAAAAACCTAATTAGATCAAGCACTTAGCGCTAACCCATTGATATCGTTGGGTTGACTTTTTTATCCGGATGGGTTAGGATCTGACTATGAATAAGGGAATGACTGATATGTTCAAGACGGTCAGGGTATCAAACGGACACTTTGATACGTACTGGAACGGTGTCAAGATGCCTTACACGATCGTGAACGGCAGTCTTGGCCTCTCTGGCCGTAACACCGTTAACATGTACGGCGTCTCTCACGGAAGCAAGGTGAACTGGATCGGTTCTCTGGCCTCTTGCAAAAAGTTGCTCGAGCGCAAGTTTGCCACTCTTCAGAGGAAGTTAGATGCTCATGACTAAGCGCTACGCAGTCGTGGTCGAGACCATTCACATTGCTAAAAAGCCGACGTTCAAGATCAAGCGGTTTGACAGCCGCAGAGCGGCCCTGCTTGAACTTGATCGCTTAGAAGATAAGCATGACGGGTCATGGTTTAAGCGGGTCTACATGGTAGATTCTGTTGTTGACTCTAATGTGCTGCTCCCAGCTTAAAAACATAAAGGAAAACACTATGAAGAAGATTCTCGTATTTGCAGCCGGTCTGATGGTGTCTGCGTGTGCCGTCGAGGTTCAGCCCGGTGTCTATGGCTCGACCTATGTCGCTCCAGCCCCGGTTTATGTTCCTCGCCCGGTCTACGTCCCACCCCCGGTATATTACGTACCGCGTCCGGTTTATCGGCCCCACTACTATAGGCATTATCCTCGCTATTAACTATTGACATTTATCCTGATGTGTGTATAATCAGGTACTGAGGCAAAGGTAATAGTAATGAGGTTTCAGTGAAACTGTTGCTCTGTGTATCATGTTCAGATGTGTTTAGTCTCAGTACTAAAGGAATCAAGACTTGTTCTTGTGGGAAGACTAGTGGTGAATACGTCAATCATCTAGACGCTGTAGTTACTGGTCAAAAGAATAAGTTTGTAGTTCTTGGTTTTGCTAATGGTTCACTTGTTGATGCTATTCGTGATCAATTCAAATATGGCGATGGTTTAGTCAAGATGGATTATGGTCATGAAATAGTCACTAAAGGTCGTGAATTCTTTGCGTTCATCATACCCGATTGTGCTTCGACTGTCAAGAGGATCTACACAGATGCAGCTTCTTAAGCCTCACATCAACAACATCGGCTCGCATAAGTCTAAGCCGACTGCTAGACAGCTGCAGGCTAAGGCTGAACACGAGGCTTGGCTTAAGAAGAACGGTGTGCACCCAGACCAGCTCAAGAACAAGCCTAAGAGTAAGATCGCTCTGCCTAAGTTCAAGCGTGACGACACTCAGCTGTCAAACACGATCGTCGATGGTGGCAGGGATCGATCTATCATGGGTAACCTGTACAAGGAGTCCGACGCGACTAAGCGTGGTGTTCTTAACAACGTCGCTAAGACGACTCAGCTCTATAACAAGGGTGGCTACGGCGTGGCTGTCCCGTCAGACGGAAACATCCTCGGTTCTAGGTCTCGTCGACTATAAAAACTGTTGACTTTCGCCTAAATATGTGTTACCATCATTGAGTACTGACTAGAGAGGGTGTCATGAAGTACACATGCACGTATAATGAGCTTCAGCGCGCTGACTACGGATCAGCGAGTGGTAGACTCGTAGAGAAAAAGAAAGACTTTTCCAGCTTTAAGGACGCAGTGGAGTTCTCACGCTCCATCACGAATCGCGCTAACCTAATCGGCAAGCCCATCATTGAGGAGGTGAATTGACATGACTGACCATAAGATGATCACCAAGTATGACGCAGCTTCTAATCGTTGGGTCATGGGTTACTACCTGAACTGGAAGTTTGTAACGGTAGCTACATGGAGTGCAGCTGCTTAAAAGTTAAATCCTTGTGGTCGAATGGCTAGGCACTGGTCTGCAAAACCAGATGAATGTGGGTTCGAGTCCCACCAAGGATTCCATGAAGGGAGTTCGTTCAACGGTAGGACACTAGACTTTGAATCTGGTCATATAGGTTCGATTCCTATACTCCCTTCCATTAATCTTTACGTCTCTCAAGTCTCTCTTTGGCTTGAGAGACGTATTTTTTTATGGCTTCCATGCTATTTTTGCAAGTCATGTTATTGCTATGAAGCTGTGCTATTAACCTAGCAACTTGTATATCTGTTAGAGTTTTAGTTTCTGGAAAGCTTCTGACAGTAGGACATATATACATTGAATCATCAGGCACTATAGGAACTAATTTTTCCTTAGTTACTAATTGAACATCTGGATCCCCACAAGCTACTAGTAAGAACGGTAAGCTCAATATTATTTTTTTCATTTACGTTCCTTGAGCTGTTCGATAGTTTTTCTTATTACTAAAGAGCTTGGTCTATCTGACTTCTTTGCGTCAGCAGAGTCTAAATATTCAGTTATCGAGCCAAGTTGCTCGTTTAATTTTTGATTCTCTGTCTCTAAATCTTTAAGTGCTTGTTCTCTAGCTCTGTTAACATCTTCTTGAGCTTTAAGCAACTCTTCTTTATCTTTTATAGTCTGTTCAAGTTGACGTTGATTATACTCCATCAATGCTTCGCGTTTGATAGCTCTACGCCACACATAGTATGTAGTAGTAACAGATCCAAATAAAAACATACCAATAAATAAATACACGAGAATTTTACTTCCGCCTAGTAAACCAAGCATTTATCTTATACCTCAAGGATTAAAGAGATGTACGTTCTAGAAGAAGAATTTGTCAGGATGGCTTCTGAAAAATTTGAGTATGGTAATTCATATGCTTATTTATTAACAATTGGTGATAAGTATAAAGAATCTGGATTAACACCAATTTACATTTATGATCCAGAAGAAAACAGCGTGTATGTAACTACAGAAGAAAAAATGAATAATAAGTATCACTGAGTTGACGATAGTGATTGACAAGTCATGAGTGTATGATATAAATATAATTGAGTCGCCTAATGGGACTCAATTATGAACCTTGCTTTAACAGGAGGAAACCTATGACTCTATGGAAAACATATAACTTTGATACTTCAAACATGGACCGCTACTTTGTCGGTGCAGATAAGATCATGAAGCAAATGGCCGAGGGTGCAGCTTTTATCGCTAATACCGCCATGTCAAATTTCCCGCCATACAACATCAAGAAAGTAGAAGATAACAAGTATGTTATCGAGATGGCTGTGGCTGGCTTCGGGCGTCAAGACATTGAGATCACCCTAGAAGAAAACAAGCTACTTATCAAAGGTAACACTAAAGTAGATTCCGATGAGACAGCTAAGTCTCAATATCTCTATCAGGGAATCGCTGCTCGAAACTTCACCCGTGCTTTTACACTTGCTGACAACGTTGAGATTAAAGATGCTGAACTCATTAACGGAATGTTGAGAGTGTGGCTTGATCACATGGTCCCAGAAAAGACAGTGAAAAAGATCGAAGTAGTAGATAAAGAAACAAATAAGACAGTAAAAGAATAAAGAAGAAAAAAATGATTAATAAACTCTGGAGCCGCCCTAAAAAGTGGCTCCTTTCTATTGATGCATACTTCACAGTACATCAAGACTTAGGAAGACTATCAGACAGACAACTAGCAGATATCGGTATATCAAGAAGTGATATCGAGTTTTACGCAACAAGAGCTTATATAAAAGCAAAAGAAGGCTGACATGCATCGCATTTTTGAATTACTAAATATTTATATCCTATCAACAACAAACCTAAAATATTTTGATCACATTTCATATATGGAATCAAAAAAGATTCGTCGAGAGATCGATAGTAAACAGACACCGCACTTGGTTTAAATAGAGAGAGCGAAAGCTCTCTTTTTTATTTTAACAGGAGAATGCAATGATTACATTAGAATTACTACAATCTATTTTTCCACGCACAAAAGTAAGTGTGTTAGAAAATTGTGTAGATGCTTTGATCACTACATGTGAAAAATACGAGATTAATACACCTGAGAGAGTAGCTATGTTTTTAGCTCAAATTGGTCATGAATCGGCAGGTCTTAGTGTTATGAAAGAAAATCTAAACTATCGTGCAGATAGACTAGCTGTTGTATTTCCAAAATACTTTCGCAATGTTAATCCAGCAGATTATGCTCATAACCAAGAAGCTATAGCTAATCGTGTATATGCTAATCGTATGGGTAATGGTGATGAAGCTTCTGGTGATGGCTATCGTTATCGTGGTCGCGGATTCATTCAGCTAACGGGTTATAATAACTACTCATCATTTGCAAATGACATGGGTATGAGTATTGATGAAGCTGTTGATTACTTAGAAACAGTAGAAGGTGCTGCTATGTCTGCTGGGTGGTTTTGGGACAAAAATCATCTCAATAACTGGGCTGATAGTTCAGATGTAATCACTGTTACTAAAAAAATTAATGGTGGTACACACGGTTTACAAGAGCGTGAGCATCTATTCCACCAGGGAATGAACTTACTAGGTTGACAAAAGTACTTTCCTGTATTATGGTATGAATAAGTTGAGTCAGGAGAGTATAAATGTCTTCATTTTACACGAATGTTTTTGTTCGTGGTGACAAAGTATACGTCCGCGGTTATCGTGATGATAAGCGATTCGCGGACGTAATTGACTATAAACCTTATATGTTTATTCCTGCTCGTCGTGAGTCCAGGACAGAGTTCAGGACTCTGGGTAGTAAGCCGGTTGAAAAACTGTACTTTGACTCCATCAGAGACGCTAAAGACTTTGTGCGACGCTACGAAGGTGTCGATAACATGGAGATCTTTGGCCTCAATAACTTTGCTTACTTGTATATCTATGATAACTACCGTGGTGAGATCAAGTATGATCCCAACCGTGTAAATGTCATCTCTCTCGATATCGAGACAGATTCTAGTGGCGGGTTTCCAGATATTGAAAAGGCTGATAAAGAGATCACCGCTATCACCGTGTCACGTCGTGGTGAGAAAGTAGTGTTAGGCCTGAAGCCATACACTCCGAAAGAGAGTAACATCACTTATATTCATTGCAAAGATGAGTATGACTTACTAGAAAAGTTTCTACGTATCTGGCAGTCCGGTAGGTATCTTCCAGACGTGATCACCGGTTGGAACATTGAGTTCTTCGATCTTCCATACATCGTGAATCGAATCACAAACGTACTCGGTCGTGAACAAGCTAAGAAGCTTTCACCATGGGGTATGCTTGACGAGAGGACCATAGAGCTACATGGTCGAGAAAACAAGGTGTATGTTCCTGCCGGCATCACGGTCCTAGATTACTTACACCTATATAAGAAGTTCTCATTCAGTAATGAAGAGAGTTACAAGCTTGATCATATCGCAGAAGTTGTCTTGGGTGAAAAGAAAGTAGACTATCACTCGCAGGGATATACATCTCTAGACGACTTATATCAGAGAAACTCAGAACTTTTCTACGATTACAATATCCAAGACGTAGCACTGATCGATAGGTTTGAGGAAAAACTAGGTTTTATCGCTCTAGTCATGGCTTTTGCTTATGATGCTAAAGTAAACTACATCGATACAATGACCACGGTAAAGCCCTGGGACATCATCATTCATAATTACTTGCTCGATCGTTGCATCGTCATTCCACAGTTTAAAAGGGGTACATTCAATGGTGGTCTAGCTGGTGGTCATGTTAAGGACCCAAAGATCGGTATGAACCACTGGGTGGTGTCATTTGATCTCAACAGTCTCTACCCACACTTAATCATGCAGTATAACATCTCACCTGAGACTAAAGTTGGTCGTGAACAGTACTGGCCAATGCTAGACTCGATTGTCGATGGGTATGCTGTGATTCCCAATGATGGTTGCTCATACGCGGCAAACGGAGTCAAGTTTAGCAAAGATAAGCAAGGGTTTCTACCGGCTCTTATGGAAAAAATGTATGACGATCGAAACATCTTCAAGAAAAAGATGATAGAAGCTAAAAAGAAGCTTCAAGAAACTGATAAGGCGTCACCGGAGTATAGGTCACTCACTAATGAAGTCGCTAGGTATCATAACTTACAGTTAGCAAAAAAGATTCAGTTGAACAGTGCTTACGGTGCCCTCGCAAACGAATACTTCAGGTGGTTCGACTTTGATATGGCTGAAGCTATCACACTATCTGGTCAGTTGTCTATTCGTTGGATTGAGCGTGAGATGAATTCATACTTGAATCGAGTGTTAAAGACAAAAGACGTCGACAGAATCATTGCTAGTGACACTGACTCATTATACGTGGATATGTCTGACATAGTTAAGCTACTTGATACTAAAGATATAACTAAAATAGTCAATGCACTAGATCAGTTTTGTGAAACTAAAATACAAAAAGTTATTAATGAATCATATAATAATTTAGCTTTATATATGAACGCTTATGCACAAAAGATGTTTATGAAGCGTGAGACAATCGCTGAGAAAGGCATCTGGCGTGGTAAAAAGATGTACATCCTCAATGCTTGGAACATCGAGGGTGTGCAGTACAAAGAACCACAATTAAAGATACAGGGTATCGAAGCAGTGAGGTCGTCTACACCCAAGGCGTGTAGGTCGAACATTAAAAAAGCTTTGTCTATCATTATGAATAGCGACGAAAAGACTCTGCAACAATTTATTGCTAATTTCCATAATGAGTTCATCAAACTTCCGTTTGAAGAAGTAGCTTTCCCTCGTGGGGTGAAAGGTATGGATAAGTATCATGATCGTCATAGTGTTTACATCAAGGGTACACCCATTCATGTAAAAGGCGCATTACTTTATAATGATATGATAAAGAAACTTGGTCTAGAATCTAAATATGAAATGATTGGTGATGGTGACAAAATTAAGTTTGCATACTTAAAAGTACCAAATCCACTCAGAGACACAGTTATTTCGGTAGCTGACAGACTGCCGCCGGAGCTAAACATCGATAAGTATATTGATAGAGAAACACAATTTGAAAAATCTTTTCTCAATCCTATTAAGTCTATACTTGAAGTCATCGGATGGGAAGTAGAAAAACGTTCAACATTGGAGAGTTTTTTTGGCCAAGTATGATCAAGGCGGTGGATGCCCGTGCGGGTTACAAAAAGAGTGTGACCCTGATTGTGAACATTATTACGTATGGGATAATAAAGTTATGAAACAAGAAGATGATTTTGGATTCTCATTTGCAGACTCAAGTGAGCTTTCAGCAGAAGTAGATACTGCTACAGAGAAGCTAGAAAAGCTCAGGGCTATGATTCTACCATTTTTGAATAATCTTAAAAAGAATCCAGAAAAAGATATGATCAAGTGGAATGGCGCTGATCGCGTAAAGAAGATTGATGAATTCATAAAGAAAATTAACGATTTAGTTGACAATTGATACATATTAGTATACTATACAATATACAATACGAGGATTATACATGAGTTTAAAAGAACGACTAATTAAAAATAGTACTATCGATCACACCGCTATCCTGACCGAATCTAAGGTGTATGGTCGCAAGGACATGATCCCGACAATCATTCCTATGATTAATGTAGCGCTGTCAGGTAAAATTGATGGTGGACTAACACCGGGGCTGACTGTACTGGCAGCACCATCAAAACACTTCAAGACAGCATTCTCTCTACTCATGGCTGCTGCTTACTTAAAGAGACATCCAGATGGTGTTATCTTGTTTTATGACTCTGAGTTTGGTACACCAGAGTCTTACTTCAGCTCCTTCGGTGTACCTCTAGAATCAGTCGTTCATACACCAATCACTGACATCGAACAACTTAAGTTTGATGTCATGCAACAGCTGCAAGAGATCAAGCGTGGTGATAAAGTCATGATCATCATTGACTCAGTCGGAAACTTAGCTTCAAAGAAAGAAGTAGAAGACGCTCTGAAGCAAAACTCAGCTGCAGACATGAGTCGAGCTAAACAGCTCAAGTCACTGTTCCGTATGGTCACACCACACTTGACTATCAAAGACATTCCCATGGTAGTTGTGAACCATATCTATATGACACAAGAAATGTATTCTAAGCCAGTTGTTAGCGGTGGAACTGGGATATATTATTCAGCCGACAATATCTGGATCATTGGTAGGCAACAAGATAAAGATGACAAAGAACTAAAGGGTTATCACTTCATCATCAACATTGAGAAATCACGATACGTAAAAGAAAAGTCTAAAATCCCAATCACAGTCAACTATGACTCTGGTATCAACAAGTGGTCAGGACTACTAGATCTAGCTATCGAGTCTGGTCACGTCATCAAGCCAAAAGTCGGCTGGTACGCAGTGGTCGATAAAGAGACTGGTGAGATCGGCAAGAACATGAGAGCCGCGGACATCGTAGACAATCGTGACGTCTGGAGTCACTTACTAGAGAACACTGACTTTGCTGAGTGGATCAAGAATAAGTATACACTAGCAAACGGTGAACTCATACATGAGGAAGAAGATGAATGATGCTAAGTGGCTAAACACATACTACAGTAAAGATGGAAGGAAGCATGCGGTTATAAATGCCACGTCTTCTTTTATCTATGTTGAGTTTTATACTGATGACGTCATAGTGGGTGGTATTGAAGTATCAAAAAAAAGCATTTATTATGCTCAGTCAATAGCTGAAAATTTTTGTAGTGGTATCATTCAAGTAAAGCCATGGGGGTCTAATGAAGTTCTCAAACGTAATCTTCGCCAACCTGATTCAAAATGAAGAATACAGCAGGAAAGTAGTACCATACGTCAAAGAAGAATACTTTGAGTCTCTACCAGAAAAGACAGTATACAAACTAATCAACACTTACGTAACTAAGTATAATAAGTTCCCTACACATCAAGCACTCAAGATCGATCTCGAGAACTCCTCTCTAGAACAACGGGTGTATGACGAATGTGAGACCATAATCGCAGAGTCTCAGCAAGTCGGTGACGTGGATCAGGAATGGTTACTAGATAAGACTGAAAAGTTTTGTCAAGAACGTGCAGTCTATAACGCTATCATGGATAGTATCCAAATCCTTGATAACAAAGACAAGTTACGCACTAAGGGATCGATCCCACAGATCTTGTCTGAAGCTCTAGCAGTCAGCTTCGATACAAACATCGGGCATGATTGGTCTGACGATGCTGATGATCGATATGAATACTATCACCGAGTAGAAGATCGTGTACCTTTTCGTCTTGAGTATCTGAATAGGATCACGAAAGGTGGTTTACCAAAAAAGACACTCAACGTGATTCTTGCTGGCACACACGTCGGTAAGAGTCTATTCATGTGTTCTACTGCTGCTAGTAACTTGCTTGATGGAAAGAACGTTCTATACATCACAATGGAGATGGCAGAAGAAGAAATTGCTCGACGTATCGACGCTAACATCTTGGACATTCCGATTGGTGAACTTGACGTTATCGATAAAGATAGTTTTGATAAACGAGTTACACGAGTAAAAAGTAAGACTGCTGGAAAAATCATCATTAAGGAATATCCGACTTCATCTGCTGGCTCCGCTAATTTTCGTCACTTGCTCCAGGAGCTAAAGTTAAAGAAAAACTTTATTCCAGATATCATATACATCGATTACTTAAATATTTGTGCTTCATCACGATTGAAGATGAACTCAAATATCAACAGCTACACGTATATCAAGGCTGTCGCTGAAGAGTTACGTGGTCTAGCTGTTGAGTTTAATGTGCCTATCGTCTCAGCTACTCAGACTACTCGGTCTGGCTATAGTAACAGTGACGTCGACGTGACTGATACTTCTGAGTCATTTGCTCTACCTGCAACTGCTGACTTCATGCTTGCTCTAGTAACTTCTGAAGAACTAGAATCACTTGGTCAAATCATGGCTAAACAGTTAAAGAATCGTTATACCGACCTGGGCAAGTGCCGTCGATTTGTCTTAGGAATTGACCGAGTAAAAATGAAGCTATATGACGTCGAGGAAGATGCTCAAGACTTAGTCGATGATCGACCGGTCATGGATAAGTCAGAATTTGGTCAACGAGATAATGTCAAGAAGAAAAAGTTTGGTCTGAATGATTTTGAAGGATTCAAGTGATGGGTAATTACTTTATCAAAAGTGAAGATGGTAAGTTTCATGTGATTGAGCGTGATACTGATCAAAATATTAAGTCATACAACAACTACTGTAAAGCAAAGAAACAATGTGACTTATTAAACTCAGGAGTTGGCTTCGATGGTTGGACTCCAGCATTTATTATTAAAACTTAGTAATACAATTATTACTAAGTATAAATAGAACAATGCAGCATTATACGTCAAAGAACGTAACGTGGCAAGAAGTAATAAGAAAAAGGAATAGCTGAGGCTTTAACGGTGGTGGTTCCGCTCAGCAATGCTGCCGACTCATGAAAGAGTCAGATCGAAAGGTCTGACTCTTTTTTGTTATAAATAGAACAAAAAATGAAGTACATTTATATGATGATGATATTGGTAATCACAGACATTTTGCTAAATTAAAACAAGATCATCCGGGAGTTCGTTTAGTGTCTCATATCATTAAACATAATGAAAAGACCAACAAGACTAACGTTAAAACAGTGAGACATTAACACTAAAATATAATTAGGAAAAATAAAATGTCAGCTAAATCAGACGCCTATGAAAAATCTATAGCAGATTCTATCAATGCTATAAAGGGAATGAAAGCCGAAAGACCTCCTGGCGACACTTCATTATCTGATGTTTTGATAACTAAGTATATGGATAAGAATACTAGAGCTTGGGTAGAAGTTAAAATGGGTCATAGTGATAATTTATCTAACCCAAGAGTTTTTTATAAAGATAATAAGTGGCAGACCACTTATCAAACACCCGCGGCTAAAGAAGCCGTAAGAATATTGAATGAGTCTAACCAAGCAAATGATTTTTTAGAAAAAATTTCAAAATTTAGTGGTATACCGTTAAAGTCAATAAAAATTCCAACTACACAATCTGGTCTTAAAGAAGAAGGTGCTGTTCCTTTATTTGTCATGAAAAATTATTTTTCACAACCGGGTGTAAACAGATACATCACTAATTTAGAAAATTATAATATCGGTAAGTTAGTAACAGAGCATTATACAAAAGGTAAGAAAGAACCGGCTTATTATATGCAAGCTGGTGATGATTTCTATCTGATTTCATCGACAAATCCATTAAAGCTAAACAGGGGTATACCATTATTAAGCGGACATGGCGACTTTAAAGTTAGAATATCTACTAGATCACAATTTTATGAAGTACAGGCTGAAATAAAAATCACAAATATGCCAAATAGCAAATATTCAGTAGCGCCAGGAACTAAAAAATCAAATCCATTTAATCAAGAAAAAAAATAACATGTTACTATTCTCATCATTCATTACAGAATCTCTAGATGTTGACAAATTAAAACATTTAGAACATGCGGAAGATCACATCATTCATGGCGGTGTTAATGGACTTAATCATGCTTCTGACAATCTCCATGATCTTCATTCTTTTCTTACTGGTGGCAAGTCTAAATCAAAAGTAACCACAAAATATGATGGAAGCCCAAGTGTAGTTTACGGTATTCATCCTGAGACCAAAAAGTTCTTTGTTGGTTCCAAATCAGTCTTTAATGTTAACCCAAAGATTAACTATACACCACAAGACATAGACAAGAATCATGGGCATGCACCAGGACTAGCTGAGAAACTAAAGCATGCATTGGAGCATCTCCCAAAAGTCATGCCAAAGGAAGGTGGCGTCTATCAGGGTGATTTCTTGTATGACAAAAATGATGTAGATGATTCTGGTGATCACTATAAATTTGCACCAAATACTATCACTTACTCAGCCCACAAAGACTCATCCCAGGGTAGAAAAATAGCTGCGTCTAAAATTGGTTTTGTCACTCACACGAAGTACACCGGCAAGGACTTGACTAACATGAAAGCCGGGTTTGATGTGGATCATTCTAAGTTTCAACAAGATCCAGACGTTAATCACGTGAATCCAGAAATAAAAGATGCTTCTACAGCAAGGTATAGCACAGCCATGCAGAGAAAGTATCAAGATCATATGATACAAGCAGCCGAACATTACAAGAACACGCCGCCAGAAGCTCTAGAAAAACTCGCTACACACGACGAGCACCTGAAACCATACATCAACCAGACGGTGAGAGACGGTACAGAACCCAACGTCAAAGACTACGTGTCACATTTGGAACAAAAAAGAAACAAAGAAGTAGATAAAGTAAAGACACCCGCGGCTAAAGACAAAAAAGCATCTACTTACGATAACCTGATCAATGACATCAAAGATAATCATAAACATTTTGAGAATACTTTTGGTATACATAAGCATCTACAAAAAGCTAAAGACGTACTAGTCAACGCCCTAGGTAACCCGACTGAATTCAAACACACAGTCGGTGGTAAAGAAGTAAAGCCCGAAGGATTCGTGTCTATCCGAGGTGGTAAACCGACTAAGCTAGTGGATAGAGCTGAGTTTAGTCGACTAAACTTTGCTAATAATCGTGGGCGCGGTGAGGGTGCTCCAACTGATTTGGATACGACCACTAAGCCAGAAGAACGTGACACGAAGAATCCACACGTACTAGCTTTTGGTCGCATGAATCCGCCAACTGTCGGTCACGGGGCTCTTGTTGATAAAGTAAAAGAATTAGCTGATGCTAATAAAGCTAAACATTCTATCGTGCTGTCACACTCGCAAGATCCAGAAAAGAACCCGTTACCTGCGGACGTCAAAGTCAAGCATGCAAAAAGGATGTTTCCAAGCGCAAACATCGAAGCGGCTACGGATGAGGCACCGACGTTCATTCACCAAGCAAAGAAGCTACACAAACAAGGTGTAGACCATCTTATCATGGTCGGTGGCTCCGATCGTGTCGATGAGTATAAAAAGATACTTGATAAGTATAACGGTCCTGGTAAAGACTTTAACTTCAAGCGAATAGACGTAGTGTCAGCCGGTGAACGTGATCCAGACGCCGAAGGTGTTACTGGTATGTCTGCATCAAAGATGCGTAAACACGCGATGTCTAGAAACTTTGGTGAGTTCAAGAAGGGTATACCATCGACCGTACATCCGGAACACGCTAAAGAATTATACAACGACGTTCGTAAACACATGGATATCCCTATAGGTCCGGATACCAGTTCAGCCGCTCTATCTAAACACGCTAAGAGAGACGATGAGATAGGTGTTAAAGCTAGAAAAGAAGCCGAAAGAAGAGCGCAAGAAAAAACGACGCTCAGAGTAAAACCAAAACAATCAAAGCCCATGAAAGAAGACGTCTTGTCATTCAGGGCATTTAACGGGTAAACAAATATGGCGCAGTTCAGGACCGATCAATCAAAATTTTTACCAGACGGCAAGACTATTCATGAAGTAGTCATGCTAGGGAGTAGACTGACTGCTTCTGGTACTGCTACAGATGCTTTTGGAAGATTAAGAGTATCAAACCCGCTCACTCTGTTTGACTCATTTCATAGGTATCAAGAAAACGATAAGTTTACCACGAGTACGAGTGGGACCGCCAATACTCAGTACCAAGTGAATGAGTCAGTGATAGACATGAACGTCGGTACTACGTCCGGTGATAAATGTTACCGTGAATCCAAGAGAGTATTCGCGTATCAGCCCGGTAAGTCACTGTTGATCTTGAATACTTTTGTTTTCAACACCCAAAAGACTAACCTCAGACAGAGAGTCGGTTACTTTAACACAAATAACGGTGTGTTCTTTGAGAACGATGGTACCGGTAACTACCTCGTGTTACGTAGCTACGTGACTGGGTCAGTAGTAGAGAGGAGAGTCGCTCAAGCTGACTGGAACTTCGATAAGTTTGATGGGTCTGGTCTTTCGTCACAGGCTCAACACTCGGATCATGGTAACTTAGACGTATCAAAAGCAAATATATTCTGGATAGACATAGAATGGCTCGGAGTCGGTGACGTAAGGTGTGGTTTCGTCATCGATGGACAAATGATACCGGCTCACATATTTCATAATGACAATCAAAACGTGACTACATATATGACTACGAGCATACTACCGGTTCGTTACGAGATAGAAAATACCGGTACTACTGCCACTGCGTCTAAGATGAAACAGATATGTTCATCGGTCATATCAGAGGGTGGTTACCAGCTCGAGGGTCGAGCGAGAAGCATAAGCATACCGATAACTTCACCCAAAGACTTACCGACAGCTGGTACTTTTACTCCGGTATTGTCTATACGGTTAAAAGACTCGTTCAAAGACGCGTTAGCCGTGCTGAAAGACGTAGAATTCTTTGGTGTCACCAACAACACAAGCTATCGTTACAAGATCACGATAGGAGGAGCACTCACCGGTGCATCATGGACATCAGTTGGAAATGATTCTGCCATAGAGTATGACACGGTTGCTACTGCTATAACTGGTGGTAGAGACGCACAGATAGGATATGTTAACGTGTCAGCCGGAGCTGGTGGTGCAGCAGTAAATTTATCTAGAGAAATGTTATTTGCCTATCAACTTGAGAGAGACGGATTTGCAGCAAGTAACAATGGTATAATAATCACTTTGTCCGGCACCGGCGCCGCCAACGGTAATGACGCAGTCGGTGCTATGACTTGGGAAGAGATAACTTAATTTATAAATAAAGAAAAAATTAGGAACCTAACACATGATTGATGAAAAAAGAGGATTGTGGGATAACATCCACGCTAAGAGAAAAAGAATCAAGGCTGGTTCTGGTGAACGCATGCGTAAGCCAGGTTCAAAGGGTGCACCGACAGCTGCAGATTTTAAAGCTGCAAGTGAAGAAGTAAATGTTTTATCTGTCATCAAACGTATCGTAAATGAATCTCTATATGAATGTAATGGTAACTGCACTTGTGGCAAGAAACCACCGGTATCAGAAGCTGAGTATCAAGGTCGAAGTGTACCTCTTGGTAAACCAATGAAAGGTGATGTAAAGAAGTCCAAAGTTTATGTAAAAGATCCTAGCACAGGTAATGTAAAAAAAGTTGAGTTTGGTGATCCAAACATGAAAATAAAAAAGAATATTCCGGCTAGACGTAAATCTTTTAGAGCTAGACACCGTTGTGATAATCCTGGTCCTAGAACAAAAGCACGTTATTGGTCGTGCCGCGCTTGGTAATAGATTGGAAATAAAAAATGGATGATTTAATACAACAGATGAAGGTAGTGCTAGCAAGCACTTTTGCTTTTTACTTGAAAGCGCACAACTTTCATTGGAATATCGAGGGTCCTGATTTTGCTCAATATCATGGTTTTCTTGGGGATTTGTATGAAGAAGCATTTGGCGCAGTCGACATTATAGCCGAAAAAATAAGAGCATTGAATTCATATGCGCCTGGTAGCTTATCTAGATTTTCTCAACTATCAGTCATTGATGATCAAATCAATATACCAACAGCTTTAAAGATGATAAAAGAACTAGAATTAGATAATACAAAGCTTAAATTAGAGTTAAACAAAGCTTATAAACTAGCAGAGTCTGCTGGTGAGATTGGTCTAGCTAACTTTTTACAAGACCGAATTGATATTCACTCTAAGCATGGTTGGATGCTTAGATCAATTGGTAAATCCTGATGTCATACAGAGTCGGCAGAATTATTGGTTCAAAGGGTCCTTCTTTTAGAGCACAAGCAACGTCCAAACCAGATAGTTGGAGAGACACCGGTGGTATTGACGTTGGTGCTAGACGTAATTATGATCATGAACATGCTGCCGTAAAGAAAGCAGAAGACGATAAAAAGAAGCGTGAAGATCTCATTAAACAAAGAAATCAGGAAGCAGAACGTAGAATGAAAGATACTATGAGAGAAGAGATGGATTCTAAGGGTACTGAAGCTCGCGTAAAGATCAAGAACGTTTCGAGACCAGATGATCCCGAACCAACTTCTGCTGACTCAAAGTTAAGTAAGACCGGACAAATCAAGAACAAAATCATAGACGAGGAGAAACCGCTCATGAGCGACAAGACACTAGGGTTACCGAGCGGTTTGATCGCCGCCGCGCGCACCGTCATGGAAAAGAAACATGACTCTGACGATGACGACGCACGAAAGATGAAGGGTGGTAAGACAAAAGTTGATCTTGAACCAGAGACAGATGACGACGTTCGTGCTGATGATGAAAAGAGTCCCAAGAAAAAGACTGTAAAAGAAGCCACTCACCCAAAGACTGACAAAGAAAAGAAGTTAGCTGCACTGGCCCATCCTAAAGACAAAATTACTCATAAGGATGTACTAGTCGGTCGTGGAGTATTGGCTAAAGAAGAACTTGATCTAGAGTCTCTCACCGAGGAAGAATTAGAAGAAGTATTGAAGAAATCACAACCCGCTGGTGATTGGATCAAAGACTTTGTTCATTCTGATGACCCAAAGTTCGCTGGTAAATCAAAGAAGAAGCGTATGCAAATGGCTCTAGCTGCTTATTACGCCAAGCAACGCAATGAAGAAGTAGAGATTAAAGAAGCTGCTAAGAAACCTGGATCAGTACCAGTAGTCACAAAAAAGATCGACTTTGAAAAAGTAAAACAAGTTAGAGATGCTAGAAAAGCCGCTAAACAAGCCAGACACCAAGATACATCACACTTGCCATCAGGTTGGACAACTACTTGGAACAGAAATGAGGAAACAGATATGGAACTATCCGACGAAGAACTAGAACGTCTGAATGAAATTGCTGCTCAACTAGATGAAAAAATTACACCATCAGAATTAAGGGCTCAATTAAAAGCTAAAGCAGCTTCAAAGAAAACAAATGATTCTGAAGCAAAATCAACAACTGTAAATGAATCAACAAAAACACATCATCAATCAATGGCTCTGTATCATGAGCGTATGTCTTCTGCTAGCGATATCTCTGATTCTCAGAAAGAAATGCATAAAAAAGCTGCCCAACAGCACAAAAAAGCATCTGTAAAGCCTAAAGGGCATTCAGCATTAGCTAATAATATGACTATATCTCTACTTTCAGAAGAAGTTGAACTAGATGAAGCAAAGCGTGGTCGTCCACGTAAGAATCCAGTGCCAGACCAAAAGCCAGGCGAAGATGAAGAACACGAACACATCATCATGCAGCTTCGTAAGGTAGTCTCTACACATGGTGCTTTACCGGTAAAGCATCTCGATGGTAAGTCAACCAAACTAACACCACAACTAGCTCAGCACGCTTTGAATAAGCATAACGCGATGAAGACTGCCGCTGAAAAGCAAGACTTTGAACAAAAACTACATAAGAGTCATGACTCCATGAGATCTGCTTTGGGTGGTTGATATTATAAATAGAACAACTCAAGTTATCTTTTAAGGAGAAATAAAATGCCATTATGGGGTAGGAATGACCAGGCGGTCACAGCTAACTCTACTACTACCAGGGAGTCCTCAAACGGAGCTCCCATTGGTACCTGGGCCTTAGTAAAGGGTGACCAAGTCGGTCGTACCTCAGGCGCTAACGCTCACTTCGGTAACACTTCACCGATGTCACGCGCTAACGTCGATGTGCGTATGTTTAATAACGTGACACCGGGTGTCTTTATTCCGAATCAAGCAGTGGGTGTATTTGGTGCTGACGCTACTGAGACTGGTGTAAATAATAATGCCAAAGGTATCTCTCATGCTGGTTGGTTGCTACGTACTGCAGGTACTGGTCCGCTAGTTTCATTTGCAATTAATTCAACTGCTACTGCTACAGGATATGATAATACAGATATTATTACTGTAAAGTCACAACAAGCTGGTGGTAATGCAACAATTACATTTACAACCAATTCAACTGGTGGTAACCTAGTATTCACGATAGCTACTGCAGGTGCTGGATTTGATGTTGTAACTATTCCTACATCAAACATCTCAGTGACTAACGCGACTGGTGGCACCGCTGCTGGTAACACGACCGTGAGTGCATTCATCGCCACCGCTGGTGGTAGAGCTGGTCGTGTTCACTTTGAAACATTGGTAGCAATGGGTAGCCTCGGTGCTCAAACTGCTCCATATGGCACACCAGCACTTGTCGCTGACGCATCTGACGACGCTATCTTGCCTGATTCCTAATAGTTGATTTATTGTAATGGCAAACGAAGCTAAGAAAGTATCTGAGCTATCCGTAGCAACTACCCTGTCTGCGAATGACAGGGTAGTCGTGTTAGTAAACCCATCATCTACAGCTAACGTAAAGACTATCACCACTAGTAATTTTGCTAACAGTGTGGCTGCTAAGTTTATCAGCAATACAGTCCCAGCTAGTAATACATCTAACGGGTCTCCAGGTCAAATAGCATATAGCAATACACATATTTATGTTTGTGTTGCTAATAATACTTGGGGAAGGGCAACTCTCACACTCTCTTGGTAATGTTTCATGAAAAGATAACTGATGATAATTTTTTGGTATACTGTGCTAAAGTCTATGACAACCCTCAGATGACTAAGTCTGACGAGTTTTTAGAGGATCTGGATCGCATTAAATATATCAAAAAATTATTGACTCGTTATGAAGATACTGGTGAATTAAAAGAACGACTAATACTGAATCATATAATTACATTACATAACTGTTTCAACTTACATCTTTCAAGAATCTTATTTTTAAAGATGGAAAAACAATTCAGGTATGTAAAACCTTTTTTAATAATGATAAATGCTTTGCCGGATGTTCTTTATAATGTTGGTAAATATGACAAGATATACACAGACACCATACTGATGGACGACGGAGTCATCAGAGCTTTAAGGAAGATAGGTCTTGAAACTAGATGAAGACATGACGTCTGCTATTCCCGCTAACGCTGCCGGTTCCGGTGGTGTTGAGGGCATTGGTGTCGGACCAAAGGGTGAGCCGGGTGTGTATCTAAAGAAAAAGAAACTCCGTCAGATTGTCATGAGTAAAGTGCCACTCAAGAGACTAACCCCAAAGTAAGGTAACTAACCATGGCGCCTCCTAACAATCAAGACGAAGCACGCTTCAATAAATTAGAAGAAGCTATAACAAAAATGTCAGATGTTGCTTCTGACATGTCAAAAATGTTAGCTGTCCACGAACAAAGATTGAATCAACAAGAAAAACTTTCTGATTCTATTGGATCTAAATTGGAAAAAAGAAATGACGAAGTAGACAAGAAATTTGATCAAGTCTATGATGCTATTAAAGCTGGTGATGATGCTATCATCACTGAGATGAAAAAGATAGCAGAAATTCGTGCTGGTCAATTGTTTGAATTAAATGAAAAAATATCTAAATTAGAAAAATGGAGATGGATGGTCGTCGGTGGAGCCATGGCTGCCGGATACGGGTTATCATTATTTTTTAATCTGTTGAAATTTATTCACTGAATTGTAATTTAGCCATTTACAAGCGCTCAAAGGTGTATATAATCAGGAATTGAGGAAAAAACAATTTGTGATGGTTATATTATGCTTTGGTTGGAACAAAAATATATCGGTCTCCTGTCTAATCGACTAAGGAACTTCAAGCGTAAGTCTGCTAGCCTGTATAACTTTTCTTGTCCCATCTGTGGTGACTCAGAGACAGACAAGGGTAAGGCTAGGGGTTACGTGTATGTTAAGCAGGGTAAAACCCTGTATCATTGCCACAACTGTAATGTCACTTCTGGTTTCGAGAAGTTTCTGAAAACTATTGACGAGAGTCTGTATAAAGAATACTCAATTGATAAGTTGAGAGATTCAAAGACTCCACAACAAGTGGATTTAGAACAGTTTGTAAGCAAAATGAAAAAGCCAGTATTCATGCTTACTGAGCCATTCAAGGGTTTAAAGAAAGTAAGTCAGTTAGACCCAGATGACCCGGTAAAAAAACTGGTAATAGATAGAAAAATCCCTAACCCATATCATGCTAAACTATTCAAGTGCCCTAAGTTCTTTACTTGGGCAAATAGCATAGTGCCCGGTAAATTTGACGATGAGGCTCTGCTATATGATGAGACGCGGCTACTCATCCCGTTCTTGACTAAAGATAAGAAGATGCATGCTTTTCAGGGTAGGTCTCTTGAATCAAAGTCAAGGACTAAGTATATCACAATCGTGGTCGATGAGACAGTACCCAAGGTGTATGGCCTAGATCAACTGGACGAGACTAAAAAGATCTACGTGTTCGAGGGTCCGATCGACTCTATGTTTGTACCAAACTCCATCGCCACTGCCGGTGGTGACTTGACCGCGACAGTCACTAGCTTCCCGCGAGACAAGCTAGTCATCGTCTATGATAATGAGCCGAGGAATCCCGACACCAAGAAAAAGATTGACAAAGCCATCGTCAATGGTTATAATGTCTGTATATGGCCGAGTAACCTCGAGCATAAAGACGTCAATGACATGGTGTTAGCTGGATTGAGTCCAGAATTTGTCAAGTACATCATCGATACTAACACACATCGTGACCTCAGGGCTAAGATGGCTCTGAACTCTTGGTCTAGAGTCTAATATATAGAACATCCACTGGTGAAGAGAGGCATGAAGTTTACAGTAAAAGCTAATTATTTTGCTACAGGTGAGGGTGTTACTACAATCATTGCATATTATCATGCAAAGGATTCCACTGCTGCATTAAAACGTTTTCACGAAGAGTTTAGCTCATTCATGGTTCGTGGCGCAGAAGTCACTGAAGGGTATGATACCGAGAGTGACGTAGCTAGGTTCTTAGTCAGTGAGAATAAATTAAAGATACTAAATGCTGAAAGTTTTGTAGAATATTCCGCCAAATCTTATATGAATTTTTCTTGAGGATAACAAAATGGGCATTGATACTTATTTTTATACCATCTATGGTGTTAAAGTAGATTGGGATGATGACTTTAATGAAGCATATGATGCTGTATATGATAATGCTGATACACCATGGGTATTACTTGATGGTATGGGCGGTGAATACATGATTTTTGGTTTTCCTCTATTTACGTCTGGCAATTTACGTTGGGGGTTTGAAGATGGTGATTATTATAAAGAGATTGATAATCTACCAGAATTAGATTTTAAAGAAATAGATTATAGAAAAGAATTTGCTAAAAAGTTTCCAAAATTCATTCACTTACTTGAAGATAAACCATTCAAGCTTATTAGTCTAATTCATTATTCTTAATAAGATATAATAGTTATGGGATATAACTAAATGAATACAGCTAAAATTATTGCAATTACCAACCCTCTGCTTGTAGGTATCAATACAGCAGAGGATTTTATTTCTTATACAGCACGTGTAAGTAATCCATCTAATCAAATGAATACTGAAACTTCAGAACGACTACTTAAATACTGTATTCGTAACAAGCATTGGTCTATTTTTGAAATGGTTAATGTGGTCATGCAGATTGATACTACTAGGGACATCGGCCGACAAATCCTTAGACATGCTTCATTTCGGTGGCAAGAATTTTCTCAACGTTATGCCGATCCTACTCAAGACCTTGGGTTTGTCACTCGAGAAGCTAGACTTCAAGATGATAAAAATCGTCAGAACAGCGTGGAGATCGATGATCCAAAGCTCATCATGGAGTGGGAAGCACGTCAACAGTATCTTATCTCAATTGTTAAAGAACAATATCAGTGGGCTATCGAGAATGGTATTGCAAAGGAACAGGCTCGTGCAGTACTTCCGGAAGGTCTAACTGTATCACGTATGTATATGAATGGTACGCTTCGTTCCTGGATCCATTTCTGCGAGCTTCGTATGGGTAACGGTACACAAAAAGAACATCGTGAAGTGGCGACTTCAGCGTGGAACGAGATCACGAAATATTTCAAGTTTTTAACTAATCAATAAAGAGGTAGCCTATGAGTATTAACGTAACTAAGAGAGACGGATCCACTGAGCCACTGAACCTAGAAAAATTTCACCGCGTCGTGGCTTGGGCATGTGAGGGTCTCTCTAACGTCTCTGAGAGTGCCGTAGAACTAAAGTCACAGATTCAATTTTATAACGGCATCAAGACACGTGATATTCAAGAGACACTCATCAAGGCTGCGTCTGAACTTATCACAGAAGAAACACCTAATTATCAATACGTAGCATCCCGACTCATAAACTATCACTTGCGTAAGCAAGTATACGGTGGACCAAACCCATATGATCTGTTCACCCACGTAGTAAACGTAGTGTCAGATGGTTACTATGACCGCGAGCTTCTCAATTGGTACACCGATGAAGAATATAAAGAACTAAACACTTACTTAGTACACGATCGTGACTTTACTATACCATATGTTGGAATGGAACAACTTCGTGGCAAGTATTTAATTAGGAATCGTGTTAGCAACAAATATTACGAGACTCCACAGATGATCTTTATGCTCATTCCAATGGTGTTATTTCGTAATTACTCAAAAAATGAACGACTAAAGTGGATCAAGGATTTTTATGATGCAACTTCTACATTCGAAATCTCTCTGCCGACTCCTATCATGGCTGGTCTACGCAGTCCACAAAAGCAATTTAGTAGTTGTGTGTTGGTTGACTCCGATGATTCGCTAGATTCTATTAACGCGACTACTTCTGCTGTAGTCAAGTACGTATCACAAAAAGCTGGTATCGGTATCAATGGTGGACGTATTCGTGCCATTGGTTCAGCCATTCGTAATGGTGACGCGACTCATACTGGAGTCATTCCTTTCTACAAAATGTTTCAAGCGGCTGTTAGATCATGTAGTCAAGGTGGTGTGAGAAACGGTGCTGCTACTCTTTATTATCCTATTTGGCATTACGAAATAGAAGATCTATTAGTATTAAAAAACAACAAAGGTACTGAAGATAATCGTATTCGTCACATAGATTACGCGGTTCAATTCAATAAGTTGATGTATGAGAGACTACTGAGTGGTGGAGGAGATATTACTTTATTCTCACCATCTGATGTTCCTGGATTGTATGAAGCATTCTTTGTAGATTACAATAAGTTTAAGTCTCTTTATGAAGCCGCTGAAAAGAATAAAAATATTCGTAAGAAAACTATCTCCGCACTAACACTTTTTACATCTTTCATTCAGGAACGCAAAGATACAGGCCGCATATACTTAATGAATGTAGATCATGCTAATGATCATGGTTCATTTATTAAAGAAGTAGCAACTGTTTATCAAAGCAATCTTTGTTGTGAAATAGATTTGCCAACTAAACCATTAGATAATATATTTGATTTCAGTGGTGAAATAAGTCTCTGTACTCTTGCAGCAATCAACTGGGGGAAAATTCGTGCTACTTCTGACTTTGAGCGTCCTGCTCGACTTATTGTTCGGGCTCTTGATGAGCTTCTTGATTATCAAGATTATCCTGTCATGGCAGCAAAAAACTCAACTATGACTCGTCGTCCTCTTGGCGTCGGCATCATTAATTTTGCTTACTGGCTCGCTAAAAATGATCTCACTTATTCAAATATTGATATAAATGGATTGAATAAAGTCCATGAATATGCTGAAGCTTGGTCCTATTATTTGATTAAAGCTTCAGCAGATTTAGCTATAGAAAAGGGTGCATGTCCAAAATCAAATGAGACTAAGTACTCGTTGGGTATGTTACCAATTGATACGTATAAGAAAAACGTTGACAATCTGTCAGAACCAGTTTATAAGATGGATTGGAACTCTTTACGTATTCAACTCACTGAGACTGGCATCCGTAATTCCACACTGATGGCTCTAATGCCTGCTGAGACTTCAGCACAAGTGTCTAATTCTACTAATGGTATTGAGCCCGTAAGAGCTTTGATCACAGTTAAACAAAGCAAAGATGGTGTATTAAAACAAGTTGTTCCTGAAATTCGTAAACTTAAGAATAAGTATGACTTACTATGGGAACAAACATCACCAGAAGGATACTTAAAAATCTGTGCTGTTTTGCAAAAGTTTATTGATCAAGGTATATCGGTAAATACAAGTTATAATCCTAAGCATTATGATGGTGAACAGATACCAATGTCTGTATTAATTAGAGATATTGTTCAGTTTTATCAAATGGGTGGAAAGCAACTGTATTATTTCAATACTATGGATGGTGCCGGTGAGTTGGAAGTGCTTCCTGAATTAAGCAAGGATGAAGTAGAAGAAGCAGATTGCGATAGTTGTAAGATATAAGGATACAAACATGGCTCATCTCATAGCAAACCTTCCACCAATCAGATGTTTCATCAGAAAAGAATTTTTGTATGATCATGAAAGAGGTCATGGTGAGTATGAGCCATGTTTTTGGGTGACTATAAAATCTATACGCGGTGAAGCTTTTAGAATAGAATCATATTTGTATAATTATGGTGCTTTATATGATAAGCTACCGCTGCATGCTTATGTTTGGAAAACAGATGTCGATGAATCTACATTTATGTCACTTGATTACTTACAAATCTGGGATTGTATGTCATATGATATTACAGTATTAGAAAAAAAACTGATAAGTGGACTCCGTTGTAAGTTTCTTAATAAGAAAAAAGAATGGGTATGGGGAACTTATATGTTTACTATTGACAGTTGCTCTCCTGATGTTAACTTATTAAATACAAGCTTTAGTGAAGATGCAGAAGAACATAAGTCATTCAATTTTATTAAGTGTGATAATGGACAATTTGCTGCGCAGCCAAACAATAGGACAATTATTCATGAACCATCAAATAATCCATCAGAATTAAAGTTTCCAGACTTTAAAGTTTCAACTAAAAAATGGTCAGTCGAGTCAGAATCTAAATGGTCTTTAGGAGACACTGACACAGTAATGTATCTCAAAGATGGAGAAGATAATAAGTAATGACTTACAGTGTTTTTGATTCTGCTAATAAAAAAGATCATTTAAAAGCTAAACTTTTTTTTGATGATGCACCAACTATTGCTCGGTTTGATAAACAAAAGTATCCATTTTTGGAAAAGCTTACTCGTCAGCAAATGGGATTCTTTTGGGTACCGGAAGAAGTTGATTTACTAAAAGACTCTAAAGACTTTCGTGACTTAAACTCCCATGAACAACATATCTTTACTAGTAATCTAAAGCGTCAGATTTTGCTTGATTCTGTACAGGGTCGAGCACCCACCGTTGCGTTTGGTCCTATCTGTTCTTTACCCGAACTAGAGAACTGGATCGTGGCTTGGACTTTTAGTGAGTCCGTTCATTCACGTTCATACACTCACATCATCCGTAATGTATACTCAGATCCATCAAAAGTACTTGACGAAATCCTTGATTTACAGGAAATTGTAGATTGTGCTAAAGATATCAGTAAAAATTATGATGAATTGATTGAATGTAATAATACTCTCAGTGCAGTATCTGCAATCTCTATTGATCCATATGAACACAAGAAAGCTCTATGGCTTACTCTCATGTCTGTAAATATCCTTGAGGGTGTTCGTTTTTATGTTAGTTTTGCTTGCTCATGGGCGTTTGCAGAACTAAAGAAAATGGAGGGTAATGCTAAGATCATCAAACTGATTTGTCGCGATGAAAACCTACACTTAGCTGGCACACAACAACTACTCAAAGTTTTACCCCAGGATGATCCGGATTTTGTAAAAATTAAGGAAGAGACTAGAGATGAATGTATCAAAATGTTTGTTGATGCGGCAAATCAAGAAAAAAAGTGGGCTGAATATCTTTTTAAAGATGGTTCTATGATTGGCCTTAATGGAGCTTTACTTAATGAGTATGTCGATTGGATAACAAATCGTCGCATGACTTCAGTCGGATTACCAACTCAATATAAGACAGGATCTAATCCTTTACCTTGGACCACAAAATGGATCTCTGGTAGTGAAGTGCAAGTAGCACCCCAAGAAACACAAATAAGTAGTTACATCATTGGTGGCGTAAAAAATGACGTATCAACAGACTCACTCAAGAGTCTATCACTATAGGAGAATAATTTATGGCTTGGAGTACTGGAGTAGAACTATTTGAAGAACTAGTAGCTACGATCGAGCGTCACGTTCACGACGAGCAGACTAAGACTAATATCTATTACGAGATTATTTCGACGTTTGAAGATTATGATGCAGATGACTTAGAGAGTCTAATGGGCGTATCAGATACACTAGATAAAGTATTGATTGACGTGTATGACATCGAAGATCAGTTACCCGATGACGAGGAGGAAGAGTTCTGGGACGACGGTGGCAGAGAAAACTTCAAATAAAATGAAGTATAAGTATAGGGGAAAGGAGATTCCCCTATATGATATGGTCTTACAAGGGTACAGATGTACCTAATGATTTGAGTGAATACATCGGATTTGTTTACTTGATAACTAACTTGATTTCTAACAAGAAATACATCGGCAAAAAGTTATTAAAGTTTAAAAAGACAAAGACGATCAAGGGAAAGAAAAAGAAAAGCTTAGTCGAGTCAGACTGGAGGACTTACTGGGGTTCTAATGATGAACTCAAAGAAGACGTAAAGCGACTTGGCGAGATTAATTTTAAGAGAGAAGTATTGATCTTTTGCAAAAGCAGGGGTGAGTTATCATACTTCGAGTTAAAAGAGCAAGTCCTTGCTGGAGTCCTAGAATCAGATGAGTACTACAACTCATGGATCATGGCTCGTGTGAGAAAAGATCACCTAAAAAAGGTTGACTTTTCTAAATAAGTAGGTTATAGTGACAAAGGAGATAAATTATGCCATGGGCACACAAGAGTAGCAGCGGCAAGGGTCGACGAAAGATTGGTTCAAGCAAGCGTAAAAAGAGACGCCTGAATAGAAAGAAGTAATATCATGACTAAGTTTGATCTAGATGAAGTAAAAAGATTCATTGAAGCTTCTTCAGCTTCATCGAAGATCTACATTGGTTCAGACTCCGAACGATTCATGAATAAAGGAGTCTGGTACGCTGATTACTGTGTAGCTGTGATAATTCACAAGGATGGTAAACATGGTTGTAAAGTATTCGGCGAAGTTACTAGAAAAAAAGACTTTGACACGAAGATAAGTAAACCAGCTATGAGGTTGATGAATGAAGTGTACTTAGTACATGACATGTATATTAAGCTTGAGACTTCAATAGCTGATCGGTATTGCGAACTTCATTTAGATGTTAATCCTTCAGAACGTCATGGATCATCTTGTGTAGTCAATCAGGCTATAGGTTACATTAGGGGAGCGTGTAACATGACTCCAATGATTAAACCCAGAGCTTTTGCGGCTTCTATCTGTGCAGATAGATTAAAAGATATCATAGCCGCTTAGAGTAAAAACAAAAGAGGAGTAAAAACGGTGAAGAAGCGCCTGTATTGTGCGCTCGTGCTACTCTTGTCTCTAATCAGTCCTGAGGCAAAGTCACACGAACGCACGGCCGACGCTATCAAGATCGTAAAGACATATGACGCGCGAGTATCTTGGTACAAACACGGTCGAAAGACAGCTAACGGAGAGAAGTTTAATCCTAACCTATATACAGTAGCACACAAGAGTCTACCGTTCGGTACTTGGGTAAGATTCACGGACCCAGAGACTAACAAGAGAGTGGTGGCTAGAGTAAATGATCGTGGACCTTTTATTAGAGGTCGTGATTTTGACTTGAGCCTAGGGTGTGCTGTTCGTCTTGGTATAAAAGACAAGGGTGTAAAGAGACTGAGAGTAGAGATAATTAAGTTCAAGACATGAACTTGTTTAGTGAGTTGAGGAGATATATAATGGGTAGACCGCCTGGTGCTAAAAATAAACCTAAAAACATGGAACATAATGACATGAATGAACCTAAAGTCTTTAACTATGAAGATGAACTACAAGATCAAGGTATGACTCCAGCTTGGAGAGAAGTGAGTGAACAAAGTGCGGCAATCACACCGACGTACTTCACTGAAGATAACGTCGATACGACTCAAGACACTTCTTCTAAACTTTTTCTAGTAGAGGGTTTGGTTCAACTTCGTCCCCTGCAGCCGGGGCGTCAACCGGTACAAGCTGAACAGAATCGTATCGTGCATGCCATCAACGTGGATCACGCTATCCAGAAGTATAATCAGTACTTCGCCAGTCTCAGTAACGCTCATGAGATCTACGTCGTTCTTCGTGCAGCAGCCTCAGAAGCAATCACGTGATGATCTACGGCGACCTCGAGCAGATGATCATCGATGAGATGATCAATATGGGGCTTGATCCAAAGAACAAAGAAGACGTAATTAAGTACTGGGAAGCAAAGTTACCAGAAGTTGAGGAAAAAGAAGATGTTCGTGGAAATTTACACTAAAGACGGTTGCACGTATTGTTCTATGGCTAAGAAGTTACTTGAGTCACGCAAGATCTCTTACAACGAGTATCACCTTGATAGAGACTTTACCAATACGATGCTCACCGAAAAGTACGCATCTGCACGTACTTATCCCGTAGTAGTGATTGACGGATTCTTCATCGGTGGTTATAATGAGCTTACTACCAAGCTGCTTGAGTCTGACCTGCGACAAAACCTCCTGACAGAGTAAAGGATCTATATATCATGTATACTCGTGATACTCTACTTCGTGAGCTTCGGTCAAACGTTATCGAAGTTCATTTTACTAAAGTTAATGGTGACGCTCGAGTGATGCGAGCTACCCTCATGGAAAAGTTTCTTCCAGAGTCATACCGCTCAGAAAAAGCTGAAGAAAAGGATTTTCATCAAAAGAATCCTGAAGTCATCGCTTGTTGGGACTTGACTGCTGGTGGTTGGCGTTCTTTTCGAATCGATTCAGTCACTTATTGTCAGGGCGTGGAGACTCTCTGATGCCAAAACTAGTACTGATCGAAACTATCTCACAGTTTAAACACCAATACATCGTAGAGATTGATGATGATGAACCGATCTCTCACGCTCTTGATCATTGGATCATAAACCATGAGACTACTGACTTTGAAGAACTATCCCAGCATCACTTGGGTGAAATAGATTTTTCAAATCGTGTAGTGACTATGGAAGAGCTAAAAAAGATCAGTGAAGATAATCAAGAAAATGGAATCTTCACCAATGATATCGAACGAGTCATTCAAAGAAGGAAATAATTAAATATGTCATCTTACTGGGGTTATCATTTAGCTCTTGATTGTTCAGGTTGTGATCATGACAGGATCACCGATTCAACAATTATTCATGCTTTCGCAAAGCATCTCGTTAAAGACATCGACATGGTCGCTTACGGTGAACCACAAATCATCAAGTTTGGTTCCGGTGACAAAGCCGGATATACACTCTTGCAGTTGATCGAGACGAGCAACATCTGTGCTCATTTTGTTGATGAAAACGACACCATGTATCTTGATGTATTTTCATGCAAGCCATATGATACTGCAGTCGTTATTAAGCTCGTCACGCAATACTTTGGTGCTAAAGCAATTAATCAAAACTATTTCGAGCGTCAAGCACCAGCAATCTAAAGATAATATATTATGAATAAAGTGATTGGTTTTACCTGTGGTGCATTTGACTTACTGCACCCAGGACACATACATTTCTTGACTGAGTGTAGTAAACGATGTGATGAACTAGTTGTGGGTTTACATTCAAATCCACAACTTGATCGTGATTGGAAGAACAAGCCTATCCAAAGTATGTATGAACGATACACTCAGCTTAAAGTATATGCCGATTACATAGTGCCGTATGACACTGAACAAGACTTAGAAAACATGATGGGTACTCTAGCGATCAACCGACGTTTCGTGGGATCTGAATACGAGGGTCAAAAACTCACAGGGCATCAAATATGTGACTTACTAAACATCGAGATCGTATACATCCCTCGATATCATCAGTACAGTTCGACAGAACTAAGAAACAGACTAAAGGATAATACATAATGGGAATCATCAGATTCAGTGACGAAGAAGTATTTAGTACTGATAGTCAAGAGTACGACATCCTGCAACGAGCGGTACTAAAGTGTAAAGGAGTCCCCGGCGCAGTAGTCGAGATCGGTACTCGTCGCGGTGGTTCAGCTAAAATTATTATTGATACACTAGCAATGAACCAGGATACCGATCGCTCGATGTTCTGCATCGATCCTTATGGTAACATCGAGATCGAGTGCACCAACATGAACATCACCCACCACGTTCCAGGAGTAGCTACCGAGGGTGACCCCCTCTCGAAAGAAATCACCAAGCCACTCAGGTTTGACTACGACAACGGTATGCGTAACCGAGTCATCCCTTCGCTCTATTACTACGCTTATAACAAGGGACTAAACTTCTCGTTTTTCTGCATGGAAGACTCAGAGTTCTTTAACCGTTTCGCCGATGGTGTCCCAGTTTATAATAATTTCAAGAAGTATGAGAATACGTACGCTTTCGTTTTCTTTGACGGCCCACACCACAACGAAGCAGTAGACCTTGAGACTAAGTTCTTTCTAGATCGTTCGACTGTGGGCACTGTGTTCGTGGCTGATGACATCTGGATGTATGATCATGAACGATTCGAGGATATGATCTACGCTCAGGGGTTCAAGGTGCTAGAAAAGGGTAACGTAAAAGCTTCATACGTGAGGGTTTCCTGATGTCATTCGTTGAACATTACTTCGATGAAGTAAGTTTTACTACTAGCAATGTCTCACGGACTGACGTCAGAACTATTGTACAGTATTTGAAGCAAGTAAGAGATAATGATGGTCGAGTCTTCATCCTTGGTGTCGGTGGCTCAGCTGCTAACGCTTCACACATGGTCAATGACCTTCGCAAGCTTTGTGACGTCGAAGCTTATAGCCCAGTAGATAACGTGTCAGAACTGACTGCACGAGTCAACGATGAGGGTTGGGAGTACTTCTTTGAACGATGGCTCTCTACTTCTAAGTTGAACGAGTTCGACTGTGTGTTCGTACTGTCCGTCGGCGGTGGGAGCCAAGAACGAAACATCTCAGTCAATCTCATCAGGGCTATTGATCTAGCACATGACGTCGGTGCCGCGGTGATAAGTATAGTCGGTAAACCAGATGGTTACGCCGCGATGCATTCAGACGCGTGTTGTGTCATCCCAGTATGTGATCAAGCTCTACTGACGCCGATCAGTGAAGCGTTTCAAGCCGTAGTCTGGCACTGCATCGTCTCACACCCCGATCTTCAGGTAAAAAAGACGACGTGGTAAAGACGGTATTTCTAGACAGGGACGGAGTCATCAATCACTTAGTCAATCACGACGGAAAGATGACTGCTCCCTGGAGAGTAGAAGAATTTACTTTTATGCCTGGTGCTATTCAGTCTATCAGGGCACTCAAGACGCTCGGTAAAAGACTCATAGTAGTAACCAATCAACCAGACGTCCTTGACGGAAAGATGTCTCAAGAAACGTTTGACATATTTCAGACCATATTATATTATATGGGTATCGATGACGTGTACTGTGCCCAAGAACGTGGGACAGAATATTATAAACCAAATAATGGCATGATCGAGCATTTCATTAAAAAATATGATTTAAATAGAGACGAGTGTGTATTAGTGGGTGACACATGGAAAGACATAGTCGCTGGCTTTAAAAGTAACTTAAAGACGATACATTGTTCACACGATGACTATACGAGCCCAGACGAGTGGGTACATGTGAGTCCAACTTATCATGCTAGTGACTTAATACAAGCAACCAAATTAATTGAGGATATATCATGATTGATATCTATGCTGATGGCGCGGCGATGAATGGTATCGTCGAAGCCGCTAAGAATAATAATATCAAGGGATTCACGACAAACCCGAGCCTGATGCGAGCAGCCGGTGTGACCAACTACATGGGTTTCTGTGATAACGCTATCGCTTACTTAAAGGAGTATCGACCAGACACCAACATCAGTCTAGAAGTATTCTCCGACGACGAAGATGAAATGATTAAGCAAGCACTGAAGCTCAGTGACATCGGCGACAACCATGGGTATCAGGTGTATGTAAAGATTCCAGTCACGTATACTAACGGTGAACTGACTAGTAACGTCATCAAGACCCTGCTGTCCAAGGGCGTGAGTGTAAACGTCACGGCTGTATTCACACCTCACCAGACTATGCATGTCCTAGACGCCATTGGTTCTAGTCAAGTACCAAGCATCATCTCGATCTTTGCCGGACGAATCGCTGATGCCGGTAAGAATGCTGGTGTGGTCGTTTCAGAGTGTGTTAAACTCAATAAGTTACTTGCTTCTGGTCTGTCACGTAACCCAAACGTGAAGTTCCTGTGGGCGTCTACTAGGCAAGTATACAACTACGTAGAGGCACAACTCTCTGGATGTAACATCATCACGATGACGCCAGACATCATCAAAAAGCTATCAACTCTAGATAAGAACTTGACTGACTATTCGCTCGAGACTGTCAAGATGTTTAGGGACGACGCCATCAAGTCAGGATACACCATCTGATGAGCATGTTTGAAGAGAACGAAGTATCAAAGAACGCGTTTGGTGGTACTGAGCTAGCTAAGAGAAAGCTAGCAGCTATTCTCGATCCCAGTCTACTGGATGACTTTCAAGTCATTTGCTCCAGGCCTAGAGAGCTTGATGAATCTAAAATCCGTTTGTTCTGGGCACATGATTTGGCTACTGATCCTGAGTCCGCTAAGTTCCGTGACTCTTCTTTCAGGGATAAGTTTCATAAGTTTGTATTCATCTCTAACTGGCAAATGAGTCAATACCAACTCGTTCATGGTATTCCGTACGACTCAAAGAGCATCGTGCTTGAGTCCGGTATCGACATCGCACCAGAGACCGTAAAGAGTAAAGACAAGATTCGGCTAGTGTATACTTCTACGCCACAGCGTGGGCTGGATATATTAGTCCCAGTATTCAAACACTTGGCAGAAAAGTATCCAGATATCCATCTAGACGTGTTTTCTAGCTTCAAGATCTATGGGTGGGAAAACGCCGATAAGCAGTTCGAGCCACTTTACGACGAGATTCGTAATCATCCACAGATGACTTATCATGGGTTTGTACCAAACGATGTTCTACGATCCACGTTAAATGAATGTCATATCTTTGCTTATCCATCCACTTGGGTAGAGACTAGTTGTAGAGCAATGCTTGAAGCAATGACTGCCGGTCTAGTCTGTGTACATCCCAACCTTGGTGCTTTACCCGATACTTCTGGTTCACTGAACGTTATGTACCAAGGTTCTATGGATAAGAATGAACACGCTAACATCTTTTACGCTCACCTCGAAGCCGCTATCAACTTCGTAAAGAATGACGATCACTTAAACATGGTCAAGTTTAACAAGACTTACGTTGACAGTCGCTTCGGTATCGATAGGATCAAGCGTCAATGGGAGACTATGCTTAGGGACTTGCTGTCTAAGTACCCGACCGAAGAGAGTCGTAAGTTTCCTCGTGAACAGTTCGTGTATCGCACATGATCATCTCAAAGACACCACTGAGGATTAGTTTCTTTTCGGGTGGTAGTGACCTACCAGCTTTCTATAGAAAAGCAGAAGGAGCCGCTCTCTCAGTCACTATCGACAAGTATATCTACGTCATGGTTCATAGTAAGTCACGGGGTAACTACGTGACTGCTTTTGATGGTATTAATGACTATGATACTCTAGACTCTATGACACATGACATTACACGTGAGACTCTGAAAGAGTATAAGATCAAGAATAAATTACATGTCGCGTCTATATCAGACATCCCGGGACGTGGATCAGGACTCGGCAGCTCATCATCTTTTACTGTCGGATTGATAAATAGCTTAAAGAATTATTCTGATTCTACTGTGCTTGCTGAACAAGCTTGTAACATTGAGATGAATCGATGTGAGTATCCAGTAGGAAAACAAGATCAGTATGCAGCAGCTATCGGTGGTTTAAACCTATTCAAGTTCTCAAAAGACATGGTCTCTAAATCTATATTAAACGTTAGTAAAGAGACCATGAACAGACTTCAAGATAACTTACTACTAGTGTATACCAATATACCACGCTCAGCTAA